ATGCCCTTCGACTTGCTCGAACTACCATTAGCCATTCCGCCACAGCTGGAGTTCGACAATGGGGTAAAGTCAATCCTTATGCTCGAAAAGTTCAATGGCATTCTGTTCACGCTCCAGGTCGAACGTGTCAAGCGTGTATCGATTTAGATGGTGAAGTATTTCCTATCGAAGAATGTCCTTTCGACCATCCTAATGGAATGTGCTACCAAACTGTATGGTACGAAAACTCACTCGAAGAAATCGCTGATGAGTTAAGAGGCTGGGTAGACGGAGAACCTAATGATGTATTAGACGCATGGTACGACGATTTAAGTTCAGGAAAAGTTGAGAAATACAGCGACCTCGACTTTGTTAAAAGTTATTAGGCTCGGTTCAATACCGAGTCTTTTTGTCTATAAATTGTCTAATTTCGAGAACCTTCGAAAAGTAGTAAAATGGTATCCAGTTATGTTATAATATAAGTCGAAAAGGAACCTTGTCGCCTTAATGACTCGAAATTGGTTTCACTGTTCCAATTAAATAAAAACAGCAGATTCAGCCGGAGGGCGGAAAACTCAGGAGGAAAACAAATGGCTTATCAATTAGAAGACTTGTTAAAAGGTCTAGATGAACCAACTATCAAACAGGTGAAGGAAGTTATTTCGAAAACTTCGAAAGAACTCGATGCTAAAATTTTCATTGACGGCGACGGTCAACATTTTGTACCTCACGCACGTTTCGATGAAGTTGTTCAACAGCGCGATGCAGCTAACGGCTCAATTAATTCTTATAAAGAACAAGTCGCGACGCTTTCTAAACAGGTCAAAGATAACGGTGATGCGCAGACCACTATCCAAAACCTTCAAGAGCAACTCGACAAGCAGTCTCAACTTGCAAAAGGCGCTGTGATTACTTCAGCTCTTCATCCGTTGATTAGTGACTCCATTGCTCCAGCAGCAGACCTTCTTGGATTCATGAACCTTGACAACATTACGGTCGAAAGTGACGGTAAAGTTAAAGGTCTCGATGAAGAGTTGAAAGCTGTTCGTGAGTCTCGTAAATACTTATTCAAAGAAGTCGAAGTTCCAGCAGAACCGGAAGCTCATAAGTCGCCAGCTGGGACTGGAAATTTAGGAAATCCAGGTCGTGTCGGCGGCGGTGTCCCAGAACCTCGTGAAATCGGCTCTTTTGGTAAGCAACTTGCTGCTGCTCAACAAACGGCAGGAGCACAAGAACAATCATCATTCTTTAAATAATAGGAGGAACTAACTATGCCTAATGTGCGAGTTAAGAAAACTGATTTTAATCAAACCACTCGAAGCATTGTCGCAATTCCTGACCACTACGTTGCTCTGGCTGCTCAAATTCCAGCTACCGCAGCAACTCAAGTAGGGAACAAGAAATACATTCTTGCCGGAACTTGCGTGAAAAATGCTACTACACTTGAAGGACGCAAAACTGGACTCGAAGTAGTATCTACCGGTGAGCAATTCGACGGTGTCATCTTCGCTGACCAAGAAGTGTTCGAAGGTGAAGAAAAAGTAACCGTGACAGTATTAGTTCATGGATTTGTTAAATATGCAGCCCTTCGAAAAGTTGGCGATGCTGTGCCTGAATCTAAAAACGCAATGATTCTTGTCGTTAAATAGGAGGAATTATAGATGAATATTTATGATTATATCAACGCAGGGGAGATTGCTAGCTACATTCAAGCACTTCCTTCAAACGCTCTTCAATACCTTGGACCTACTCTTTTCCCTAATGCTCAACAAACAGGGACAGACATTTCATGGCTCAAGGGCGCAAATAATTTGCCAGTAACTATCCAGCCATCTAACTACGACGCGAAAGCAAGTCTTCGTGAACGTGCTGGATTTAGCAAACAAGCTACTGAGATGGCATTCTTCCGTGAGTCTATGCGACTTGGTGAAAAAGACCGTCAAAACTTGCAAATGCTATTGAACCAAAGTTCAGCTCTTGCTCAACCTCTAATCACTCAGCTCTACAATGACACTAAGAACCTTGTGGACGGTGTTGAAGCGCAAGCAGAATACATGCGTATGCAATTGCTTCAATACGGTAAATTCACTGTCAAATCAACTAACAGCGAGGCTCAATACACTTACGACTACAACATGGATGCTAAGCAACAATATGCAGTCACTAAGAAATGGACTAACCCGGCTGAAAGTGACCCTATCGCTGACATTTTAGCAGCAATGGATGACATCGAAAACCGTACAGGTGTTCGCCCTACTCGAATGGTCTTGAACCGAAACACTTACAACCAAATGACTAAGAGTGACTCAATCAAGAAAGCTCTTGCAATTGGTGTTCAAGGTTCTTGGGAAAACTTCTTGCTTCTTGCAAGTGACGCTGAGAAATTCATCGCTGAGAAAACAGGTCTTCAAATCGCTGTCTACTCTAAGAAAATTGCTCAGTTCGCTGACGCTGACAAACTTCCAGACGTTGGTAACATTCGTCAGTTCAACTTGATTGACGACGGTAAAGTGGTATTGCTTCCACCTGACGCAGTTGGTCACACTTGGTATGGTACTACTCCTGAAGCGTTTGACTTGGCTTCTGGCGGAACAGACGCTCAAGTTCAAGTTCTTTCAGGCGGACCTACCGTTACAACTTATCTTGAAAAACATCCTGTCAACATTGCAACAGTTGTATCAGCTGTTATGATTCCGTCATTCGAAGGAATTGACTATGTAGGAGTTCTCACAACTAATTAGGAGGTCGCTATATGGCTACATTAAAAGCTCTTAGCACCTTAATCGTTTCCGGAGCAGTAGTGCATTCAGGGTCGGTATTTTCTTGCCCTGAAGCGCTTGCTTCGTCTTTAATTGAACGCAATTTTGCGTTCGAGATTAAGGCGGCTGAAGATGGAGAAACGGTAGAAACTGTTCCTCAAGCAATTGAATCAGTTGAAGAAATTGACGAAGTTGAACAAATGCGCGAAGAGTATGCGGCTAAAACCGTTCCTGAGCTCGTTGAATTAGCAAGAGCTAATGGAATTGACATTTCTTCAATTTCTCGAAAAAGCGAATATATTGACGCTCTAATCAAATACGAACTAGGAGAGTAAAATGGCAGCTCAAACGGACATTGAATTAGTCAAAATCAATATCGATAACGATAATTCACCGTCACCAATGACTGACCAAAGTATCTCAGCGCTTTTAGATAAGCATAAGTCTGTCGCCTATGTTAGTTATATGATTTGCTTAATGAAGACCCGGAATGACGCGGTAACCCTTGGACCTATCAGTCTAAAAGGTGACGCAGACTACTGGAAACAAATGGCGCAATTCTATTATGACCAATATAAGCAAGAACAGCTTGAAACTGATGAAAAGTCGAACGCTGGTTCGACAATCTTAATGAAAAGAGCTGATGGTACATGAGTTATGATGTGAATTATGTTAAGAATCAAGTTCGTAGAGCCATTGAAACTGCTCCTACTAAAATCAAGGTACTTCGAAACTCTTGGGTCAGTGATGGGTATGGAGGAAAGAAAAGGGATAAAGCGAATGAAGTCGTAGCAGACGACCTTGTTTGTTTAGTTGATAATTCAACTGTTCCTGACCTTTTGTCCAATTCCACTGACGCAGGAAGAATTTTTGCTCAAAATGGAGTGAAAATTTTCATTCTATATGAAGAAGGAAAAGATATTCGAAGAGCCGATATTATCGAAATTAAAAACTCAGGAAGACGGTACAGGGTAGTTGAAACCCACAATCTTCTCGAGCAGGACATTTTGATAGAACTTAAATTGGAGGTGAACGACTGATGTCTCAGCCTGAATTAGTATGGAAGCCTGAAGAATTTGTTAGTAACTGTGAAAGGTACCGAAACAAGTTTCAAGTCGCTGTCATAACCGTTTGTGAAGTGGCTGCTACTAAGATGGAAGAATACGCAAAGACGCACGCTATCTGGACAGACCGTACAGGGAATGCTCGACAGAAACTCAAAGGAGAAGCTGCTTGGGTAAGCGCAGACCAAATCATGATAGCTGTATCTCATCACATGGACTACGGGTTTTGGCTAGAACTAGCTCATGGTCGAAAATACAAAATTCTCGAACAGGCTGTAGAAGACAATGTCGAAGAACTTTTTAGAGCGTTGAGAAGGTTATTAGACTAGGAGTGAACATGACTAAACGAACGACAATGATGGACAGATTGAAGGAAATTCTTCCTACATTTCAGCTCTCGCCTGCTCCTATGCTTCCAGGAGTTGAATTTGACGAGCAAGATACAGATAGGCCGGATGACTACATTGTTCTTCGATATAGTCATAGAATGCCTAGTGCAACAAATAGCCTAGGAAGTTTTGCTTATTGGAAAGTTCAAATCTACGTCCATTCAAACTCAATTATAGGTATCGACGAATATAGCAGAAAGGTTCGAAACATTATCAAGGACATGGGCTACGAAGTAACCTATGCAGAAACTGGTGACTACTTCGACACAATGCTTTCTAGATACCGACTAGAAATCGAATATAGAATTCCACAGGGAGGAAATTAAAAATGAGTAAAGACATTCTTTACGGAATCAAGCTCGTGCAAATTGAGGAGCTTGACCCATTGACTCAGTTGCCAAAAGTCGGCGGAGCTAACTTTGTCGTAGATACGGCAGAAACAGCAGAACTTGAAGCCGTGACTTCGGAAGGAACTGAAGATGTGAAACGCAATGACACGCGCATTCTTGCTATCGTGCGTACTCCAGACCTTTTATACGGTTATGACTT